ATGCTCGGATTGGGCGGCTTGAGGACATATGAAAAGCAGAAAGGACTAACCAAATGAAGAAGAAAATTAAAAAAGTTATTAAAGGTTTGAATAACGCCAGTAAACTACATGCGAAGCAAGCAAAAACATTGAAAACTGTGCTCAAGAAAGGAAATAAAAAATGAGTTTATACGCCAACATAAATGCTAAGAAAAAAAGAATAGCTGCAGGTAGTGGCGAGAAGATGAAAAAGAAAGGTGCAAAAGGAGCCCCGACAGCTAAAAACTTTGCGCAAGCTAAGAAGACCGCTAAAAAACCAATGAAGAAAATGAAAGTATGATTAGACTTAATTTAGAATTATTTAAAGTTTTTAATAAAATTGGCAATTACTTTTACAAAAAACATGTGACAGGTTTGAGACGTGACCAAGGACGATAAAATTTGTTACATTCACGAGATAGTTTTCCAAAAACATGTCATAGAAGAACCTGTGCCTTTTGCAGGAATTATAAAATTTGTTGAATATAAATGTCCTTTGTGTCAAAGTAAGCCTGAACGTATAGAAGAATATACGATAGAATAGAACAATATGAGGTTTTTATATAAATGAATGAGATTTATCTTGCACAAGCTGTATTTAGGCTTATAAAAGAAAGAAGAGAACTTATTCGAGAGACTTTGGAATTTGATAACGTGAAAGACATGGAGCATTACAAAGGTCTAATGGGTGAGTTAAAATCTTTAGATTATCTAGAGGGTGAAATAAAAAATCTTTTGGATAAGCAGGAACAAAAGGAAGTTTAGATGGAACCGTCATCAACAGAATTAAATGGAGCTTATGTAGACCCAAAAGACAGGGTATTAGATCCTAGTCTTATTGAACAGAGCTTAATAGAAAGAATGCCGCAGCCAACAGGTTGGAGAATACTTATCTTACCGTATAGAGGTAAGGGTAAAACAGAAGGCGGTATTTTATTACCAGATAAAATTGTAGAAGAGGGACAAGTATCCACTCAAGTGGGTTATGTTTTAAAAACAGGACCATTAGCATACAAAGATACAGAAAAGTTTCCAGCGGGCCCTTGGTGCGCGGAAAAGGATTGGGTAATGTTTGCCCGATATGCGGGATCTCGGTTTAAAATAGACGGCGGAGAGGTCAGAATTTTAAATGATGACGAGATTTTAGCAAAAATAATGGACCCTGAAGACATTTTACATTATTAAGAGGTAGATATGAGTGGAAAAGAAGCACAAGCAGAACTAGATTTAGATTTAGGTGAAGATGATGGTCCAGATGTGGAAGTCACTGTCGAGCAACCAGTTGAAAATGAAGAGGTTGCAGCTGAACCTGAAGTTGCAGCGTCTGAGGATGAGTTTCAAAAAAGTGAAAATCAAACTCAAAAAAGAATTAATCGTCTTACTAAAAAAATGCGAGAAGCTGAGAAAAGCGCTGATGAAGCGACTAGGTTTGCACAGCAAAAAGCAAAAGAAAACCAAGAATTAGCTCAAAGACTTAATCAGATGGATAACAGCTACGTTGATCAATATAGTGGTCGCGTAGAATCTGAATTAGCCCAGACCGAAACTGCTTTAAGAAATGCCATGGAAATTGGTGATACAGAAGCGGTGGTGGCCGCACAGAGAAAGATGACACAGCTCGCCGTAGACGCGGACAGAGCGGCTCAAGCTAAGTCTGCTAACGAGAGAAGACAAAAGCAAGCTCAGGAGCAGCCTGTGGCTCAACAAACACCTGTCCAAGCTCCTGCAAGGCCTGATCCTAAAGCAGAAAGCTGGGCACAACGGAATGATTGGTTTGGCGATGATAGTGCCATGACCTATGCAGCATTTGGTATTCATAAAGAACTTGTCGAATCAGAAGGTATTGACCCGAAGAGCGATGAGTACTATGATACATTAGATAGACGTATGAAGGAAGAATTTCCTCATAAGTTTAAGGAAGGATCTCAGAGCAAACGACCCGCCCAGACGGTTGCCCCTGTTAATAGATCCTCTGGAACTGGGCGCAGTAGTGGGAATAAGGTTAGGTTAACCCAACGACAAGTAGCTATGGCTAAAAAACTTGGGGTAACTCTAGAACAATACGCAAAATACGTTAAGGAGTAAAATTATGGAAAAGCAAGACGATATGTTTGAAGGTTCTATTAAGAGGACTCCTCGCGCAACACAGACAAGGGAGAAGGCGGCAGCGCGTAAGCCGTGGGCTCCACCATCCATGCTGGATGCACCACCCGCACCAGATGGCTTTAAACATCGATGGGTAAGAGCAGAAACTCGTGGTTTCAATGATACCAAGAATGTTTCGGCAAAACTTAGAGAAGGTTGGGAGCTCGTAAGAGCAGACGAATACCCAGATTTTGAAGCCCCAGTAGTAGATTCGGGTAAATATGAAGGTGTTTTCGGAGTAGGTGGGTTAGTTTTAGCTCGTATGCCTGTAGAAACTATAGCAGAAAGAACTGCATACTTTAATCAAAGGAAAGCAGATCAGATGCAAGCAGTGGATCAGGACATGATGAGAGAAAACGCACATTCAACTATGACGATCAATCGACCAGATCGTCAATCTCGTGTAACCTTTGGCGGTCCTAAAAAACAATAGGATGGCCCCATTATTGGAGTAAAATAAATGGCAAATCAACTATCAGCTGGTTTTGGTCTTCGTCCGATAGGTAAGGTAGGTGGCAATGTTAATAACAATGCTACAACTCAGTATGAGATTGCAAATAACTATACAACAGCTATATACAACGGCGGAATTGTTGTTCCGTCATCTGCAGGAACTATCATTTGTACAGATCAAGCGATAGCACCTTTAGGTGTATTAGCAGGCGTAGAGTTTGTAGACTCTGTTACTGGTAAAACTACTTTTAAAAACTTTTGGCCTGGATCTAACGCAGTAAGTGTGGACACAGATTTTCCTGTGAAAGCATTCGTACATGACGATCCTATGCAACTATATGTTGTAGTGGCAGATGGCACTAATACTAATAGAGCAACAGCTCTTGCAGATGTTTTTGTTAACTGTGACATGGCAAGTGTAAATAATGGTAGCACTGCTACTGGTAGATCTAGCGACATGTTAGATATCAGTTCAGCTGCTACTACTAATACATTAGATGTGAGGATTGTTGGTCTTTACGAGGATGAAGCTAATGAAGATTATTCTGCATTAGGTCATCAGTATATCGTAAGATTAAATGGTCACTATAATCTTAACACAAGTGCGGCGGTTGGTACCTTCGCTACAACAGGCATATAGGAAGGGGTTAGAAAATGGCTATCTCAAGAGCACAATTAGCTAAAGAGCTAGAACCTGGACTTAACGCGCTGTTTGGTCTAGAGTACGATCGTTATGAAAACGAGCATGCGGAGATATTTGATGAGGAATCATCAGATAGAGCGTTTGAAGAAGAAGTGATGTTAGCAGGCTTTTCAACTGCACCGTCTAAATCAGAAGGTGGAACAGTTAGCTTTGATGACGCACAAGAAACCTTCACTGCAAGATACACACATGAGACTATTGCATTAGCTT